CGTGAAGCAGTTCATGGAGGCGATGCCGTTCAACAACCTCCCGTTCCTGGTGCCCCTCATCAACGCGCTCGGGGACTGATGTGTGGTGGCCCTTCGGGGCCACCCTCACCAGCTACGGGCATTGGTATCATTTGTCGATATACACACAGGAGGTTCGATGATCCTTCAGCTCAATTCGATCAACAGGTGGCTCGGGGACGGAACTACGACCGACTGGAACTTCACGTTCAGCGGGGGCTACATTGCCCCGGAGCATGTGAGGTGCTACGTCACTGACGCGGACGGTGTACGGATCTTCCCAGAGAAGACCTTGATCTCGCCGTTCACCATGCGGGTCGTACCCGCTGTGCCTACGGGCAGCACCATCACGATCTACCGCGACACGCCTAAGGATCTCCCGCTAGTGGAGTTCGCCGACGGCACGGCCCTGACAGAGCCAGCTCTGAACCTGATGGCTAGGCAGTCCGTGTTCATCGCTGCAGAGTTCACTGACGCAACGACTACCGTGATTGACGACGGTGCCCTAGAGCCTTATGGCTTCAAGGACATGGTTCACATCACGTATACCGGGGCCAGCACGGTGAACCTCGGGGATCGGGGCCGCACGCATTACAAGACAGACGGCAGTGCCGTAACGGTGCCCGTCATGTACAAGGGCTTCACCTGCAACGTGTTCAACGTGTCCGACCTGGACATGACTGTGACCTTTGCGGTGCCGGCGTACATGCAGGGCTCAGACGAGTTCAACACCGTCTGGACCCTGGCGCCTAACTCCATCCTCCACGTAACGCAGGCAAGCCTTACCAAGTTCTTCATCTCTGGCAACGCAGCATGACAGCCCAGACGCACTACTGGCTTGGGCGTCGGCCCTACTTGTACGTAGTCACCAGCGGCCTGTTCCCGGCGTACTCAGCAGATGGGGTACTTCCCGGAGTAAGCATCCTTGGCGGCAACCTTACGGAATCGCCGAGGCCGGTGGATGGCGTTAACGCGGCCTTAGCCGTAACCGGCGGCGCCCTGAACATCGTACTGCTAGGGGCGCAGGACTTGGCGGCCATAGCAGCAGGGCTGTCCATAACCGGCGGGACACTTGAGTCCACACTGCAGCAGCTACCCGTTAGCCCGGAGGGCATAGCACCGGGCATGGCTCTTCTATCTGGGGCACTGACGGCGGTGCTAATCAACACAACGCCTGCGCCTGAGGGAATAGCCGTCGGGCTGGCGTTAACATCAGGAGTACTCACATGATTAATGTCGGTGTAGCGGGGCGCTTCAAGCTTGAGGCAGTATGCGAGCGCACGGGCGAGCGGCGAGAGCTTGCGCCGTGGTTTGACAACCTCATCACGGACCACGGCCTTAACTGGCTGGGTACTTCCGGGATCGGGCAGTTCTGCCTAGTCGGTACGGGATCCGCCCCGCCGGCAGTAACGGATGTTACGCTGGCGAACAAGCTTGCGCACACCACCGCAAACGTAGGCGTCACGTATGGGGGTCAGGCAAGCGCCCCGTACTACAGTTGGATCCGAATAGTGTTTCGATTCCCGGCCGGGGTGGCAGCGGGGAATCTAACCGAGCTGGGTGTTGGCGTAAGCACCACGACGCTGTTCAGCCGTACCCTAATCAAGGACGGCGCGGGAAACCCTACAACGATTACCGTGCTGCCGTCAGAGGCGCTGGATGTAACCTACGAACTCCGCGTGTACGCCCCGGCCGACGCCACGCACAGCACAGTAATCTCCGGCGTCACGTACACCGGGACGATCCGCCCCAGGTCCGTTACGGCAAGCGACCAGGGCAACTTATGGGCGGTGCGTGTGTTTGCCACCGCGCCGTCATTAGAGGGCCCGTCGCCCAGCGTTGCCGCGTTCTCCGGGCTACCCGGCCCGGCTACTGCCGGGCCAAGCGGTGTGCAGGAAAACTCGGGTGCGTCCGCCGTGATGGCGGCGTATAGCCAGAACTCCCTCACCCGCACCGGAACGATAACGTTCGCGCTGTCCGAGGGGAACGTACCGGGGGGCATACAGGCCGTGTCAGTAAATACGACGCTGGGGTCATACCAGATCGGCTTTACGCCGCCAATCCCGAAAGACAGCACCAAGGTGCTAAGCCTGGGTCTGGCGTTATCCTGGTCCAGGGTGGTGATCTAATGCTGCCGGGTATTGTAACGGGCGTACCGCACGGGCAGTACCTGCAGCCCGATGGGGATTCATACACCCGGCTACTGGATCATGAGCGCGGGGGCGTGGCGGTATCCGACCCCAGCCTCGGCCTTATGGGCCACCTGTGGCACTGCCGGGCCGTTGGGGACACGGTGCAGCTACGGCGTGATGACGCAGGCTGGTCCGATCTAACCACGATGCCCGCACCCTATGAGCTGGCGTTCACCTTTGACCAGAACATGCGACCATTAGTTGCGACGGCCACCCGAAGCCGGGAGCTGAGCCTGTACTGGTACGATCCGGTAGCCAGCAGTTACAGCGTCATTGCCGTTGGCGCCGGGCGAGCACCCAGAATGTCGCTGGACGATAAGCGGCACTTTGCCGGCGAGTACAGCGATGCGTTATTGGCGTACATCGTAGGAGATCGCCTCGTATACAGGATGCAGAGGGATCGTTTCCTTGTCGAGCACCACGTCGCGACCGGAGTTCCAAGACATGCGCGCCTCCAGCAGTTCGGGATGTGCGCGAACTTACGTGTACAGTTCACACTAAAGTCATGAAGCAAGAAACCCTCTCCCAAGCCGCTGCGGCCTCACCTCCCGTCAGCGTTGCTGGCCTAACCCTCATGGGTATGCCGATTGCGGAGTGGGTGCAGCTCCTTACTCTGATCTATGTGCTCGGGCTGGTAGTCATCCAACTACCAAAGATCCGAGACGCAATCAACAAGTTGCGAGGTAACAGTGACTAAGGCAACAGTACAAGACCTAGGCGAGCTGCATAACCAGCTTGCCCGTACAGCCACAGCGCAGCTCAAGTCCGACGAGCCCAGCGCCGCCTGGGCCTCCGTGGCCCTGGCCCTGCTCAAGCATGAGCGGATCACCGCAGACCCCGAGAGCAACGCGGATCTCCTGGCCCTGAACGCCCAGCTCAAGCAGCGCCGCGCCAGCAAGCGCATCACGCCTGCTGATCTGCACGCTGTCGCAGATGAGATCCAGCGGGACATGGGCTTCGGTAGCCTGCAATGAGCCGCGAGCAAGCCTCATCCGCCGTACAGCGGTTCAAGCTGCTCGAAGTCGTGCAAGCGCACTACAAGCACTTCGAGCCCTTCCTAGAGGACTGCATGGACTTCCTTGGTTTCGACACCACGGACATCCAGCGGGACATCGGGAACTACATGGAGTTCGGGCCGCAGAACCTGATGATTCAGGCGCAGCGGTCGCAGGCCAAGACCACGATCGCGGCAGCCTTTGCCGTATGGACGCTGATCCACAACCCACACTTCCGGGTGCTGATCGTGTCCGCAGGCGGTGCGCAGGCAACGGACATCAGCACGCTGATCGTGCGGATCATCCTGAACTTCCCCGGCCTGGAGATGCTGCGCCCGGATAAGCAAGCCGGGGACCGTACCTCGGTCGAGGGCTTCGACATCCACCACAGCCTGAAGGGCACGGACAAATCCGCCTCTGTGGCTTGCGTTGGTATTACGGCTAACCTGCAGGGTAAGCGGGCTGACCTTCTAATTCCCGACGACGTGGAATCGGCAAAGAATGCCGCTACTGCAGGGCAGCGGGCCAAGCTCCTTGACCTAACCAAGGACTTTACCTCGATTGTCCAGAACGGGCGTATCCTATGGTTAGGTACCCCGCAGACTAGCGCCAGCATCTACAACACCCTGCCGTCGCGAGGCGTGCAGATCCGCATCTGGCCTGGGCGCTACCCCACCCAGGCGCAGCGGGAGTTCTACGGGGACCGGCTTGCACCCTCCCTGGCGCAGCGCCTCGCCAGGAACCCGGACCTGGGTACAGGCGGGGGCTCGCTAGGCGATCAGGGGCAGCCCATCGACTCAGTGCTGCTCCCGGAGCAGGTGCTGCAGGCGAAGGAGATGGATCAGGGCGAGGCGTACTTCCAGCTTCAGCACATGCTGTGTACGGCGCTGTCGGATGCCCTGCGCTTCCCACTCAAGCCAGAGAAGCTAGTGGTCATCCGCACCAACGGGGAGCGCGCACCTACGCATATTGTGCGGGGCATGACGGACACACACATCAAGGACTTCTCGGTCTGCGATCATGCGTTCAGGATGTCCCTCCCGCATGAGATGAGCAATGAGACTCTGGCGTTCTCAGGGATCTTCGCCTACGTAGATCCTGCCCCAGGGGGCAAGAACGCGGACGAGACGGCCTACGCCATTGGCGGTGAGCTTGCGGGCAACATCGTGTTGCTGGCTGCTGGGGGAATTCCCGGCGGCTACGACGTAGAGAAGCTAGAGATCCTGGCTAAGCTCTGCGCGCAGTACAAGGTCACTCGCTGCATTATTGAGAAGAACATGGGCTACGGGGCCTTCCGGGAAATCTTCGTCCCGGTGCTTCGGAAGTACCATCAGTGCCAGCTTGAGGACGATCTCGTCACAGGCAAGAAGGAACTGCGGATCATCAACACCCTGGCCCCGATCATGGGCCGAGGCGCCCTCATCATCGACGAGGACGTGGTGCGGCAGGACGAGGCAGCATGCCGTGCGTACTCCCCGTCGCTACGCCAAGGGTACAGCTTGTTCTTCCAGCTCAAGCACATGACCGCAGACACGGGCTCCTTGGTACATGACGATTAACACATCAGTCGTCAATAAACTGCTCTAATTCGGTGGAACCCTCCCGCGTAGGCGTGAGACAATACCGAGCCAAGCCTGCGCAAGCAGGAAGGTGTAACGACTATCCCGCAAGGGAGTACGCCCAAGTGGGCGGAAACGGGCAGCCTCCGCAAGGAGTGAAGATATAGTCTGTTCTGCATGGCGACATGCAGCATTCACTAACATACATCGGGGAATCACGATGGGTCACTATTACATCAACAACGACGGCGACGGTCTGGAAGTCCTGGAACAGCGCGGCAAGCAATGCCTCGTGTACTTTGACCTCACCGGCTCTACGCGCTGGGCCAACATCGACAACGTGCGAGTGGGCAAGGTCAAAGACCTGATGAAGCCCTCCCGGTACGGTGTCGGATACGACGGTAAGTTTGACCGGGCGGCCGAGCCGCATTGGGCACAGGCTAAGCAGCTATGGAGTAACATGCTCAAGCGTTGCTACACCGACGACCCACGTGGCTACCGCAAGCACGGCGTAATAGTGGCTAAGGAGTGGCATTGCTTTGCTACCTTCCTCCGAGACATCAAGAAGCTCCCGGGCTTCGACGGCTGGCTTGGTGGTGGGTACAATCTCGACAAGGACTTCCTTGTCGAGGACTGCAAAGTGTATAGCC